CATGGAATAAACAAACACATTCCACCCTCCCGAAACTTTTTCTACAAAATTTTTAGTGGCACCGCCACTCTTGAGAGTGGGATTGCTGAGCTTCATAAGGATGGTAATGATTATATAATCTCCAGGGAGTTTGCTTTTACGTGTTGTGTAGATAATTGTGAAAAAACCTCTATAAACAACATCCCCCAAGAACTTACATCAGATACGATTTATGTGGTTAGATCTTACATTCCAGAGTGCTACATTCATACATTGGCTTCACCCAATTCTGTATTGTGTTCTATAGAACCCTTCTGCCCAACTCCTATTGAGGTTGAATCACATTCGGTACTTGCCCGTGTAAATGATTCTGACCTGGATTCTGTCTCTATAAAGGACTTGGGCAAAGAACTGACCCCTTTTGTTCTTGACGGGGTTAATGCTACCACCTCGCCGTTTATTATGATGACCGACCAAGTTGAGTTAATGGGAGTAAATTCACGAATTGCCTGTAATACGTTGTGGTTAAAAACCGGTCCTAAGCCAAAACGTCGCAGTGCTGGGATGTTACATTATAATGAAACCGATAAGGTAATGGAATATTTTGATGGTACTGGTTGGCGTACTCTTGTGTGGCAGAGTAGTAAATGAACGAAAAAGTTATTAACACCATTACCAAAGTTGTGAACCGTATAGCCCCGGGGTATACCTTTTATGGTTATACTGTTAATGACATTAAGCAAGAGTCTTTTATTATATGTATGGATGCTTTGGACCGTTGGGATGAGAAAAGGTCTCTTGAAAACTTTCTTGCTGTACATCTTTCTAATAGACTTAAAAACTTTGTAAGAGACAACCATTTTACTTCAACTAATGATAATGCCCGGATTAACATTACACAACCCGCACAACTTGACGATGAATATACCATAGAGGGCGGGTGTTCCAGTTCATGTAATAATCTTCACGATGCCGATATGATTGATATTATTAATCGGGAATTGTCGGCAGTTTACCGCATGGACTATCTTAAAATGTTACACGACGTTTATGTGCCAAAGCCCCGCCGTGAAGAAATTAAGGGGGTCATCCTGGATATATTAGAGGAACACGGTTATGAGGGGGATTAAATAATGAAAAAGGGACGTATTTCAAAAAAAGAGGAAGAGTTTATAGAGAACAACCTGGAGTCTATGAGCTACAGACAATTAGCTAAAGCATTGGATAGAGACCCCGACAGTGTAGAACAATTCATCAAACGAAAATTCAAAATCGGACTGTCTAATGAAGAAGAGGCTCAATACGAACTTGAAGATCGCCCCTACTGGCAAAATTTAAAGGAACAGTTTACTAACGAAGAACTCGTTCTTTTTAAATATCACTGGGGCAGGATAATCTCCCAGTTTAAGGATGACGTGATTCCCACGGAGGAAGTACAAGTTATTGATCTTATAAAGCTTGACTTACTTATGAACCGTTCTTTAAAATCTAATAAGGACAATCTGGAACAAGTACGTATTTTAGAGGGTCTTATAGAAGAGGAACGAAGTAATACGGTCGAGTTACAGGATAGAGATCACATTTTTAACTTAGAAAGACAGGCGGCTTCTCTAAAGGCATCCACGGAGGCTCTTGGTAGAGATTACCGGGATTTGCAGGATAAGAAAAATAAGATGTTGAAAGAGATGAAGGCAACCAGAGAACAGCGGGTTAAGAGGTTCGAGGATAGCAAACAAAGCTTTACGGGCTGGATCTCTTATCTAATGGGTAATCCCGAGGAGATACGTAAATACGGGGTTGAAATGGAAAAGATGAGAATTGCTATGGAAAACGAGAAGGTGCGATTAAGCCAATTTCACAAATATGAAGACGGTATGATTGACCGCCCCTTTTTGTCACCGGAAATTATTATGGGAGAGCGTAATGATATCTGAAAACCTAAAATCCATCTTCGTACACAATCCCAAAACGGCCGGGGCTTCTATGAAGAACGTTCTTTTTAAAATGTCGGACGATTGGAAGTTTGATGACTGGCATTATAATATAGAAACCCTTAGCAGAAAATGTAAGGGCGACTGGCGTGATTATTTCTCATTTGCATTCTGTAGAAACCCGTATAGTAGATTCGTGTCGGGATTTATTCATAACTTGAATAGACTACAAAACCCAGGGGATTATCACTGGAACCAATACCCTTATTCTTATAAAGTTTTGTGTTCATGGCTTGATGGCACAGACCTTACGATATGTTTTAAGAAATTTGTTAATAGTACAGATTTTGATATGATTTTTAACAAAGGATGGCCAATTCATATACAGCCGCAGCATAATTTTCTTAAGAGTATAGATAAGGATTTTAGTATAGACTATATTGGGCGTTTTGAAGATATCAATACGCAACACTGCGATTTTTATAAGATGATGGATATCTTTGGTGTAGAGAATTATCGTTTGCTACGTCTACATTCTAATCACGTAGATTATCAAGAGTTTTATGATGTAGATACTATGGATAGGGTTTACCATAAGTATAGGTTGGATTTCGAAAGTTTTGGATATGATAGGAATTTATTATAAACGTTCTACCGTTCATATCTTGTAAATGTATAACTTATGGCAGAGTGGACACTTTAGTTGAGTCTATTTATAGTTTTCTAATACAAGATTACCCAGAAGATAAATGTGAACTAATAATTGTTAACGATTATCCATTTCAAACTTTAATATTTGACCATCCTCAAATTAAGATTTACAATTTAAAGGAAACATTTTCTACCATAGGGGAAAAAGAAAATTATGCAATTGAAAGGTGTAAGGGTCCACTAATAGCGGTGTGGGATGATGATGATGTGGCTTTATCTAATCATTTAAACAATATAGCAAAATACTGGGAGAATGGCACAAATATTATTCACTGGTCTAAAGGTGTTTATTACAATGAACCAAACATAACGGCTTTAGCGAGCTTGGGAAATTCAGGTATAGTATACAGTAAACGGGCTTGGGAAATAATTGGAAAAAGTCCCATATTAAACGCTGGTGGAGATATGGTATTAGTTAATAAGATACACGCTTTAGATCGTAATAAAATTGTAAGTGCATCACCAGAAGATAAAGATGTAAGTTGGTTCTATATGTGGGGAGGTAGGGGTTATCACCAATCGGGTCTGGGCGAAGACGGTAAAGTTCCAGGTAGACCAAATATTATAGAAAGACATTCTGAACATATTGAGGACTTAAGACGTATAGGTAAAATACCCACGGGAGATGTGCAATTAGTTCCTAAATGGAATAAAGATTACGATTTAATGCTGAAAGATTATATTAGGAAAGAGGAAATATGAAACACGCAATTATTTGGGGTGGAACGGGTCAGGACGGGAGTCACCTTGCCGATTTGTTACTAGAGAAGGATTACGGTGTTTATGCTGTATGTAGACGGTCAAGCATTGATAATACCGGGAGGTTAAAACACCTTATTGATGAACCAAATTTTGAAATTATACAGGGGGACATTACCGATTCATTTAGTGTTATGAATATCTTAAAAAGTGTACCTCATGTCGATGAGATTTACAACCTTGCTGCACAATCTCACGTAGGTTTATCTTTCACACAACCGGGAACAACATGGGATATAACGGGTAAAGGGTGTCTTAATGTTTTACAATCTATTATAGACCTTGGGATTAATCCTAGGTTTTATCAGGCTAGCTCTAGTGAGATGTTTGGTAAGTCTTTTGACATTGTAAAATCTTATAACGATGTAAGAACCAATAGCGGTGTAAAGTTTCAAAACGAAGATACTAAATTCCTTCCACAATCGCCGTATGCAATAGCCAAGTGTGCAGCCCACTATATGACCCGCCTGTACAGAGAGGCTTACGGACTTCACGCTAGTTCGGGTATTCTTTTTAATCACGAGGGACCGCGTAGGGGTGAAAACTTTGTTACCAGAAAGATCACTAAGTGGATTGGAGAATACGTCAGGTGGAGATTAAAGAATTCACAATACCCGATCTGTTTTTCTGAAGATGATATTGTTGTAAATGAGAACTTTGGCATTACTTGTAACGAGAATTGTAAAAAGAGGTTTCCTAAGTTGAGACTGGGTAATTTAGATGCTTCACGGGACTGGGGCTTTGCTGGTGACTATGTAGAGGCTATGTGGATGATGCTACAAGAGGAAGAACCCGACGATTACGTTATATGCACGGGGGAAACACACACTATACGGGAATTTCTTGATATTGCGTTTAATCATGTTGACATTGATGACTGGTCTAATCACGTGGTAGTAGACCCTGAGTTTTACAGACCTGCCGAGGTAGATTATTTAAAAGGGGATTGTTCAAAAGCAAGAGATCGGTTGGGTTGGACTCCTAAAGTTTCATTCCGGAAGTTAGTTACTACAATGGTAGGTTATGATTGTGAAAATCTATAAAGTTTATATGTGTCTACGGTTAGTTATCGGTAGACTACAAAGATATAATCTTTATGAATACAACAGTAATAATCCTATTATTTTTGTTAAGGCTGACAACCCGGATGAAGCTTGCCACAAGGCATACCTTGGATTATCCTCATTAATTATAAAAGGTAGTAGAAAGAATAAAAAGACGTTAGAGTTTATAAGAGAGATTTTAGATGATGTCAGGGTTTTAACCGCAAGGGTAGCCGATGAGACGCAACTATGACGACGAGGTATATAAGGAGTGGAGGAGGCGTGTTCGCAAGAGAGATGGTAACATGTGTCAAATGCCACAATGTGGTTATAAGAAATATTTACAGGTACATCATATTAGAAAGTGGTCAAACGCACCGAGTTTAAGATATGACGTTGATAATGGTATTACTTTATGTAAAAACTGTCATAACAGGGTTAATAAATGTGAAGCACTATATCAGGGGTTATTTATGGATATAGTAAGATGGAAGAGTGACAAACGTGGCTAGAAAAGATCAAAAATATACGGTCATAAGAGACACAAGAGAACAACAGGGGTATACGTTTAATAAGTTTGAGCGTTGCCAAGGGATGGTTACAAGAAAACTTGATACGGGAGATTATTCTATCCTAGGACTAGAGGATAAGATATGTGTTGAGAGAAAAGGGTCTATAGAGGAATTAGCACTTAACCTTGGGAAGAATAGAGATACCTTCCTTAGGGAGGTAAAACGTATGAAGGGGTTTCCACATCGGTTTATTGTCTTAGAATTTTCTCTACAGGAATTAATGGATTTTCCTAATCAAAGCAGGATACCGGCACGTCTAAAGGAGTCCGTAAAGATTACCGGTAAGTTTATTCTTAAGTCGTTAATGGAGATTCAACTTAATAATGATGTACACATAGTTTTTTGTGATAACAAAGTTAATGCCTTTTTATATATAAATAGTTTATTTAAAAGGTTAATCGAAAAATATACCATTAAGGAGACAACTTGATGGAGAATGTAGTGGAAATGATTAGTGATATACATAATTATTCTATAAATGTTCACTCAAGGGAAATATACCTACACAGTCAAATGACACACAACGACGGAGAAGACCCCGGGGTTGATTATAGAATGGCTTCTACACTTATTAAAAACGTTTCCATTTTAGATTCTTTAAGCAATAAATCTATTGTTATACACATGGTTAGTATCGGTGGTGAGGTAAATAGTGGTATGGCTATTTATGACTGTATTAGTGCAGCACGGTCTCACGTAACTATTATCTCGTATGCACAAGCAGAGTCTATGAGTGGCATTATATTGCAGGCAGCAGATAGCCGTGTATTAAGTCCTAATTGTTATTTCATGGCACACTTCGGCTCCACAGAGTACTCTGGTAACTATCTTGATACACAAGCTTCTGCCAAAATGGAAAAGTCTATGTGTAATACAATGTTAGATATATACTCCGAAGGCTTAATTAACTCGGAGTTTTTTAAGACTAGTTATCCCAAAAACTCAACACCCGAAAAGGCCCGTAGTTATTTATTAAGAAAACTAAAAGGGGGCGATTGGTATTTAAATCCAAGTGATGCCATCTACTATGGATTCGCTGATAGCATACTGGGGGATCAGAGTGTCAAATAAAGAACTAAAGAGAATAGATGATGCTTGGTTAAATATTAATGTATCCGAAGATGATATATTTAATCCCATGTCCATATTGTCACACAGGGATGATGATTTTCACCTGAGGTTAACATGGTTAATGACCCGCCCTGAATACTTTTCCTTTTTATGTAAATATATATTAAATATTAAA